GCGGAGTATTTGTAGATTGAATCTTTTGTTGTTCAAGATCAGCTCTTAAGTTATCCTTAACAGCTTGCTTACGAGTTCTCGCTAAGTTCTCTACGGTAAGAACGTGTCCAGAAAAGTTAGCTCCGTTGAAAATCGGAGACTTGAAGCCATGCACCATCTCACTTCCATGCGAGCTGGAAATAAAAATAAATAAAATTAGAAAAAATGCCTTCTTCACTTATCATACTATTACACTTTTTTATCAGCTTCTTTGAATTGATAAAAGTAATCTTCGTTATCCAAAGCGACCCACTTGCCTTTACCTTCGCAAGTGAACTCTTTATCAAAGACTTTCCAATCTGGCTTCTCTAATTTTTTAGCGATAAAAGCGCCTCCATCTCTCCAAACTACTCTGTTATTTGGCTGAAAGAATAATTGATTACATTCTTTACCTGTTGAGTCTTCAAGACCCCAAATAAGATGGCCGCATTTGTGTCCTCCAGCCATTTCAGAATAGCCAAACGCAGCATCAGGATTATCGTGCCAGTCTATCGTGAATAAGTATTTGCCTTTAACCCATTGGTGATTTTTCAACTGTATCTCTACTGAGGCGTTTTTATGATATTCGTATCTTGTTACTGATAAAGAATTTGAATAACAATCCCAAAGCTGCAACCAATCTAAAGGATAGTCAGTATGCTCTGGAGATAAAGTTAAATAATGAATTGGAACTCTATCGTGCCTAGAGCCATACTCTGTCATTATCTGAAAAGCAAGACAGCGGCGAGTTAAAGAAGTTACGCCGAAAACTTCACAAGAGACGTACTCTTTCTTGTGTTCGGTATGATTATAAAGAAAGTCGCTTTTTAAATAAGCGTGAAAAAGAGGAATGTTCGCATTTAAGTATGGCATTACTTAGTTTTACGCTTTTTAACTGGCTTTTTTACTTGTTTATTTTTATTTTTAATAAAATCTGTCATTTCCTCTAAATTCATAACGTCGAGCTTAGTGGTAATATGCTCATAGAAATCAGGAAAACATTCTTTAAACAACTTTAGATTAACTACGGTAGAGTCCATTGAAGGTCTGGATAACGATGAATAAAGAGCTTTGATAGCTTCTTTGTCGCCATTTAACACAGCTTTGCGTAAATCTGGACACAAGAATAAACCAAGAAAACAATCTCTGAAACTATTGATTAACATACCAATAGAAGTGTCAAACTGATTTTGATCTATAAAGAAAGTTTCAACAGGAATGTTCCAACTAACCATTGAGCTGTCGCCATAGTTAATAGAGACTTTTAAATTCTTATTGTCGAGTTTAGACCAGACAACTTCGCCAAGATAAGGTTGGCAAACAGCAAAAAAGTTAGCGACTCGGTTTCTTGCCTCTTGGTCAAAGTTTTGCTCGAAATCTGTTTTAACTGCATACTTGGTCATTTCGACAATAGCTTCTACAAAGTTTTTTCGAGAAATCTTTTTCTTCAAAATTGATTCAAAGTCTTTCTTTACTTTAGATAATTCGGAATATAAAATATCTTTTTGCTCTTCGTATGTCATCATGGCTGTATTTCCTTTAATGCTGATAGCGCGTCTTGATCAATTTTGGCAGACCAATTTTTTGTGAAGTCCCAATACTCTAATTCCTCATCGAACAAGTCTTTTGACTTGGAGAAAACATTGAGAACGTCTCCAGAGAAAAGAGGAAGAATAGTTTGAGAGTTCTCTTTGTAATTGAAACAGAGAAGAGGGTAAGTTTTAGTTACAAGATATTTAGTCATTAGCTTTTCCATCCAGAGTCAGGTTCTTGAAAAGAGTGCAGCGTGATCATGCAGTCGCAAATATAATCTTGCGAGACAAGCCAGCCAAGAATGCGTAGTTTTTCTAGCCCAAATCCAACGTTCTTAACTTCCATTTCAAATCTTCTTGGAGTTTCAATTGGAAGACCTTCTTCATTAAGAGTGATAAGAAGCATTAACTTTGTATCGTTGAGATCATTTGTAGAAATGATCGAGGCTTTGTAAGGAGTAAGCTCCTGAATGTTAAGATGCTTGCGTGACTTTTCAGTCAGAGCAAATGTGATTTCGTATTTCATTTTAAAAAGTTTTTAATTTTTTGGATAGCGTCAGATTTTTCGGCGAAAGCTTGAGGAACGAATTGCTTTTGATACTTTAGCTCTTCCTCGTAATTGAGAGAAGAAACATAAGTTGTCAAGCCTTTTGACAATCTTTTTTCATCAATCAAAACATTCGGGGATAAAGTGTATCCGCAATTCTTAATTGTATTTTCGCATCCAGCGTCAAACAACATCACAACATCACTCATCAAAGCTTCGTAAAAACGATTAGCTAAGAACGCATAGTTGTTGTGCGTATGCAGATCTTCAATGTAAATTGAGTATTTATATTTGCGCAAATCTTCTTCGTTTTTCTTCCACGAAAGTTTATCGACAAAAGTACAGTTGCAGTTGATTGCTTGAAACTTCTTAACGTTCTTTGGCGAGCAAGAAAGATGCACGCCTTCCGTCAAAAACTTCTCGAAAGAAATTTGACGATGCTTGCGGTAAGTACCGTAGTAAATAATACCATCTTTATCAGCAGGATTTGTAGGATTGCGCGTATCCATAATCAAAGAATTGAGATTAACGGTTAGCCATTCAACGATAAAGTCGTTCAGCTTTTTACTTGCAATGTTCTTGTTGAGAATCCAGTGGCGATAACCGCTACGAGGATTATTGCAGATCATATCATACTTTAATCCATGATTGATTACGCCATAGCGAAGAAGCTGATTGTCTTCAATGTCATGGTCGTTAACGAGCCAAACATACCTTGCGTTTGGATTCTTTGTTAGAATCTCGCGGTAAGGAACGTGCGGCATATACGGTGACGCATACGCGCAAATGATTACGTCGTACTGGTTGGCTAAGATTTGCGGCAGTTTGTATTCGCCATCCAATAAGTCTGCGCCGAGTGCCTCGGCCAGAATCAAGCTGTTACGGCAATGAACGATTGAGGTATCGTCAAACTCATTTGACAGCGGCTTTCTCTTGCTTGTGCTTTCGATGATTAAGATTTTCATTAAATTTTGTGAATTCGCCTTCTTCGTTTGAGTAGTAAATTTCTTTGAAAACTACATCGCCCAAAAGCTTTTGGCAGTGCTTGCAAGGTTTACCCATAGCTACTTTTTCGTTTCTGTCAATACGAAATGTAACTAAAATATTTTTTGAATGATCTACCTTGCCAGATTTAATGACGGCGCACGCTTCGGCGTGAATGCCGCTGCCTTCAAAATAACCGTACTTTCTATTGATCGGATGAGACTTTTTTGAGTTTCTCCCAATAGAAACGACACGATTTTTGTGCAGTATAAAAGCAAAATGACGACACCGTATTCCAGTATCGTCATAGATAATTAGGCTTTTTGCTAAATTTACGAGGCGATCAAACTTCATTGGAAGTTGCATCTAATGCGAACTTCGCAGCCTGTGTCAAGAGCTTTTTCTATAAATAAGTTTTAAATATGCGTCATTATCGTCCGCTATCTCGTTGAAACCGTAAGTATTTAAAAATTTAACGTAGATGGCGTATCTTTTACGACTCTTCATTACTTTTGCCGCAATTTCTTTGTATTTAAGTTCTTCTATCTTGTCTTTAAATGCTTGTTGCATTTCTGAGGTTTGCATTACTTTGCTATCCACGAATACGTGAACGATTTCGGCAGACACGCTTGTTATTGGCGCGATTATGAAAGCGGCGAAAACTCTATCTTTCATGTCTCTGAAAACAAAAGAGCTGATAGTATTTTTCTGAAGAATAGCGCCGATTTCCCTGAAAAACAAAGAAGGCGCTACTGTTGAAGTAACTCCAAATTTAGATTGCGCTGATATAGCGAGCTTTAGAACTTCTGGAATGTCGTTTAAATACATTCTAGTTATTTTGAAAGAGTCTATTTTTATATGGTTTTTCTGACTCATGGGTGTAATATAATCTAAAGGTAAAAGGAAATGTCAAGGGATTCTAATCATAAAGTCAATACTGCTCTATTCTCGCTGGAACCATCCGCGCTGTTAGAGTTTTTTGTCATTTACTATGATTACGTTAACTTTCCTGACGAAAAGCTTTACATTCATGGCGGCACTAATGGAATAGAAGGTTCTGTTTATTGGCAAGGCGAAGAGTATGCGCCGTTTCCGATTCAAAGCTCTGGATTTGAGAGTAAAGGTGATGGTTCGCTTCCAAGACCAAAGCTAGCAGTTTCTAACCAAGATTTTTTCGTATCTAACTTAATCAAAAGATATAGCAACTTAGTTGGTGCAAAAGTAGTCAGAAAGCGTACTTTTGTTAAATTTCTAGACGATAAAAACTTTTCGCCAACAGCGGCTAAACCTCTTGGAGCTAATCCTTATGGTAGCGCAGATCCAAAAGCTGGCTTAGAAGATCAAGTATTCTTTATTTTAAGACGGTCTAGCGAAAGCAAAGCTGTTGTAGAATTTGAGTTGGCTTCTCCACTTGAACTTGATGGCGTCAATTTCCCAAAAAGAATTGTAATGTCTCGTTATTGTTCTTTTCATTACAGAGGAAATGGATGTCGTTACATGGGTGCGCCTGTTGCTGATGAAAATGATTTAAAGCTTTCTGTAGCAACTGATTTTAGAGCTGGTCTTTTAAAAAGAG